ATCTTCTATATTATTACTCTACAAAAGTGCTATATCAACGCCCAAAATCACGATCTCTTGCAATAAAGGAATATTCTTCCATAATTGGCTGTCCATTCGGATCGTGAATAATCTGACTGGATTGAACATGTACCTGGTCTAAAAAAAGATGCGGGCGAGCTCCTGTAATCGCATCATTTTCTTTTCCGTATGCTACATCAATAGTAAAGCCCTTTGGGAAAAGTGAAGTATGTCTATCTTGTAATGATTTAGAACCTGTATTTTTATATACAATGTCTTCATCACTGGCTCCACTAGCGCCTTTTAAAACTAACTCCAGATAATTGGGGATAATGAAGTTGATAACAAATGACCCCATGATGATTCGCGCGCCAACCGCAACCTCATCAAATGTCCAGCTGTTATAGCCATACAGCGGTTGCTTTGGTTCATTTATTGTCCACATAATGCTGCATACTTCTTCTAATTTCACACCATTAAAGCTAACGACTGCATCGGTTGACGAGTAATATCGCTTATTCCCTACGTGATTTACGAATGCACGCATGTTCATTGGCGCCGTGCCAATACTGTTTAACAAGTCCGCCATTAAATGACAACCTCCACTTCTTCAATCAAAAATTTAAAGACACTAGGCTTAAAACGATTGTGTACAAAGTCAACCGTAAGAAAACCTGAGAACTTATAGCTATCCGTATCAAATCCTCGAACAAGACAGTAGTCGCAATCATCTATCCGATATTGGCTTGCAGCATTGACTGTTGCTGGAATGACGACCTGCTCGTGTTCTCCGCCTACTTTAAATTTGTCAATTACAAAAACACATGATTGTCTTGGCGGCAATTCCAGGGTATTGCTTTTAAACTTAAAACGAATCGGGGAAGAAAAGAAGTCTATAAGGTATGAACCATACAGAGTGGTGTCTTCTGCTACTGCTCTCATCAATTCAGCAAAATAATACATATTGTTTTCAGTACATACCTTTTTTAACAACTCGTTTTGCAATCGTGGTACGCTAAGAGCTCCTTCACTCGTCATATACTTATAAACTGTTTGAAGTACATCTGCATGCTCGCTGTGTCGATTTAAGATATAAGGGAAAAAATGTAAGGAATGATTGTATACCCCAATTTTATTTACGCCGACATTAAATGCATTATTGATATAATCATCATACTCATCAAGTGCATCGTCGGGGGCGAACAAAGCAATACTGCTAATGATATTCCCGTTGTCGTCTTCTATCCAGACCAAATAGTCTTCTTTAGACATTGACAAATGAGGTGGATAAAACTCAAACGTTTCTCCTGTTATCAGAATATGCCTGCAGTCATCACGATCTAATGCAAGTTCTGGTTCTCTGAAGGATACATAAAACGGTTTGCCCATTCCTTGTAACAATAAGTAGTCATCATGATCTATAACGACTTTTATTTTGACACTGGAACGAAGACATTTTGGCGCCGCGACAATTTGCTGAACAGGGAGCAGTTCGTTAATGACGCTTAAAACTTCGCGCTCATCTTCAGTGAATTCCATAAAGGAGCTTGGATAATTTACGGTTTTTTCGATTACGCTCTGGTAGTGTTCAACATCTTTCAGCTCTTTATCCCAAATATCAGCAAAGATAGTTTCATCAGGAGTGAAGTCAAAAGCAATCATTGAGCTGTCTTCATCTTGGTCGATAAAAATAAGCATATGTATAGTATCGGTGTTGTGACGCAAACTAACCTTACCGTCTTTGGGGGTTCTGACCTTACATATGCCAGTTGTCATGTTTATGTCCAAAACCTTTACTGTAGTAAAATCTACCGTCATTTCTTTCGATTTTTTATCTATAGAAAATCTAAGGCTTGAAGTGTTTGACGTAGATTTGTTTATCAAGTCTATGCTTATTTTTAAGGCCAGGGCAAAAGCTTTTTTTGTATTAGCATCTTGCTCTTCTGTATATTTTTGAAACAAAGTGCTGATTAGAGGGGTCTTTTCTGTGATTCTATTTGCAACCTTATCCATGGTCTGTTGAGCGGGTCGCTCTTTTAACACGGAAAAAGCTTTATGAACAAAGCTTCGTTTATCATCGCCTAGTACGGTAAAGTTAACAGGGAAGGACTCTTCTGTCTCATTTTCATTCACTGTCCATATGTCGTAGTTTCCTTGCTCTATCTCTGTGATTTCAATAAGTCCCAATTCCATCCCAAAAAACTTTTCTTCTTTTGGAATAGAATAGCTTAACACAGCACCTGTTTCAATATTTTTAAAGCGAGCAATTGTATGGCCATAATCCTTAGCACAAGAGAGAAAATGGACAACTTTCTTATGACTGAAGATTGGGATGAGAGTATTTTTTAAAAGCTTATCCATAGTTATCCTTTCTTATTGGCAAAATATTTCATAGCCCTATTTCGTGACTCTTGATATCTTTTTTCTAAAACTCTTTTTGCGGTTTTTTTCATTGCGGACGTTTTATTCTTTTCCTCAGCATCTGCCATGTCTTTTTCATATTGTGAATACAAGGCGTCGTTTGCTTCTTCAAAATCTTTAAATTTGCTAAAGAAAATTGTGTCTGCATCACTGATATCGTTTGTTTTTTTAGGCTTGTCATCTGCTTGCGGCACATTTTCTTGTTTTCCATCACTGACATCATTTGTCTTTTTAGGCTTGTCATTTATGCTCGGAATAGACTCCTGTTGTTTGCCGCCATCGTTTGGTGTCTTTATTTCTGTCGTTGAAGAGCTTTTTTTACTGTCAGTTTTTGTTTCAGAAGTATCGCCATCCAGAGAAATATGGCGTACAGACTCCAGATAATCAACATTCATAGCGACATATTCAAAGGTATTTTCAGTGTATACGTCGTTAATGGACATAACCATACCCTCGTTGTAGAAGCGTACTCCGTAAATAGCCAATCTACTAGCAGAGCCATACTCATTGCTCATGCTTACAGTAACATCAAGAGGAGGGATTTCATCCATTAAAAGTTTTGTTTCGTCTTTATAGCCCGCCGCTTTTGCGTACTGTAGCAGTATGTTTTTAGCCCAATGCTGGTCAAATACTGCAAAAACCATAGACCCAGCAACATATCTATGAGTATGTACGTAATCTTTGGCATTTACGTTACCGAGGGCATGAATTGGCACCATCTTATCGTATACAGAATAAGATAGCGTTTGAAGAGCGCCCATAGATGCTCTTATTGTCTTCCCTGCAACAGTACATTCTGCCGTGACCTGCATATCCGCACCGGAATAGGATACGTTTGTTATAGTCCATTCGGACACGTCGTTTTTTTGTTTTACCTTTGTGATTGACTCTGTTTTCTTTACGCCAGTGTTGCTAGTTGTCTTTGTTGCTTCCGGTTTATTCTTTTCTTTAACTGTTCCTGTGCCTTTTTGGTCTGCTTGGACTGGAGTTTTGGAATCATTTGGCTTTTTTCCTGTCCCTTTAAAGTAGTCTTGAAGCTGGGCATATGCTTTGTTCGTGATGTCGTCTACCTCTGACTTCATTTTTTCTTTTAGAATAGCACGAACAGCTTCTCTATCTTTTTCAGGAATGTCAGAAAGGTAATCTTCTATTTTCTCATCACAAAGTTTCTTTATTTTTTCATAAAGCTCGTTTTTGCTCATAAAGTTTTTGCCGTCCTTGCTTTCAACAGTAATAACGGCAGTGTTTGATCGCAGCTCTGAGGCTACAGAATTAAGCTTTATGTCGAAATTATATTTATTAGAAATATCGTTATCAGACATTTTTTCCTCCATATAAAAAGTAGTCGGTAGAACAAATCTTACCGACTACTTTATTACCGCCAAAAAACTATTTATCTTTTAGGCAGCAGAGAGGTCAACTGCCTTAAGAGACTTGATTCTACGAGCAGCGAACGTGCATGCCTTCTGGGACTGAATAATATCAGACGAGAACTGCATACCTTCATTCAGAATTTCTACGCCATAGATTACCATGACTGCAGCCGCACCGTATTCGTTGGCCATACTGATGGTAATATCAAAGGGTGGAATTTCATCTGCAACAACAGGGTCTGCTGCTTCAGAGATTGCCTTCGTACGAGCAACTGCATCGCCCTCAGTCGTGCCAGAGTTGGATACACCATTCAGCGTATCTTCCATCTGCTTATCCCAGTCTTCAATCGTTACAGCCTTTGTGTTCAAAGTGCCGCCGATACGACGGAAAATCTTGTTTGCCTTAATGTGTTCGCTAAGGCCTGCAAGCAGAGCATCACGATTAAAGGATACGAACACGAGAGTACCAGCGATTCCGCGCTTGCCACGGCTGAAAGAACGCGGATCTGCATTACCCATCGTGTATACGGGCGCCTTTTCTCTTGTAATGCTATAGGATATTCCCTGAAGTTCGCCAATTACCTGAGAACCAAAGGAACATACAATATCGCAACCCGAGAAGGTTGTGTAAGTATGCGCGAATTCAGATGCATTAGAGTTTGCCATTGTTATCTTTTCTCCTTCATAACTAACAAGGTAGATTTTTATTTATAAAGGCGGGTGATTGGCCCGCCTTTATTTGATAAGTTAGGCTGACTTTCTTACCGTAATGCTATTATTAACTGTACGGATTTCGTTGATTGGGAAGATCTCGTAATAAATATCGAGCTTCGAATCAGCCGTATACGTAGTCTCGTTAAGAATAGTAAACGTGTAAGTGTAAATCAGTTTGCCAGTGATTTCCTTAAGAGTGGAATCAATAGCCGTCTTCAACGAATTGCGGTTTTCAAGGCTGTTTACCAAACCGATAAACGGTTCAGCAGCACGGCGAATTCGTTCACCGCAATGGTCGAGAATCTTAACAACCATCAGACGCTGAGCATACTGATCGCTGTTTGCCATGGTCGTGCCATCAGCAATGCAGATACCCTTGGAGAGGGAGTCAACAAGGATTACAACACCCTTGCTCATGAGAGCTTCCATCTGCGTAGAGCTGAGGAAGTAATCTGCATCCAAGAGGTCGATTTCCTGCATCGTCGAGGAACGATCCAGCGGCAGAGTGGAAACCATGCCAGCATAACCTGCAGCACCGTTCGACTTATAGAGGAAGCCGTCCTTACCTGCAACATTGTACTGGAACATCGTCATCGAAATAAAACGACCAACATCGTACGGCATATTTTCGCCATCCAGCATGTCGCGGCCATTGTACTTCTTAGCATGCAGGCTCCAGTTGGTGCTGGAAACTTCTTCAACTCGACGATTTACACTTGCGAGAGTGGTATCCGTCAGAGGAGCGAGGCCTACAAAGCCATGAGTGTTGCCCGTAATCAAGGACGTTCTAGCGCAATGCTGAGCGAACTGACGAGCAAAGGAGTCAGCAGTCTTGTACGGAATGAACATACCATAGTCATAAGAAATGCTACGATCTTCCGACAGAATCGTGGTTACACCATTCGGGTAAGATGCTGCGCCGCCAACTACAACTGCACCAACAGCCGGAGCCGGTTTGGTTGCGCCGTTTTCCCAATAGAAGATATTGTTCAGAACGGAACCAGCGTCAGCGTTCGGCTCAATCTTCAAGTCTTCCAGATACTCGTCCTTCTGTTCATAACCGAAGTCCGTCAGTTCAAAGTTGAAGATGTGACCGAGAGCAGGATCTTCCTGCAGAATGGAGCAGAACTCTTCAAGGCTCATGAAGTCCGTTGCAGCAGTCGTTACGATAATGCGGCTCTGACCAAGCGGAAGGGATTCCGTGTAGACGAGAGTTGCATCGTCGTTGTCACCGAGCATATCGGAGAGCAGGCCAATCGGAGTAACGGAAATATCAGCAGAGGTCTGGTTAATCTTTGCAACAAAGACTTCTTCAGCAGACTTAATCAGCATGTAGTCTTTGCTCTTATACTCAAACTGAGCCGTTGCCGGAGCAAAGTTTGCACCGTTATCAGTGCCAACCAGCTGTGTAAATACAACGCTGCCGTTTACGAGGTTGCCCTCAAGGATGTTGTCAGCTACACAGAACAGTTCGCCCTGCAGTCCTGCATTGTCCAGAATCTGGATTTCATTCTTGTTCAGATAACGAACAAGGTGATAGGTCATTACGCCGTTTTCCTTAACCATGACATCAGAGCCTGCAGGCAATTCCTGATCGCCAGCTGCAGCAACAACGGCATCAACAAGGTTCTGCGGAGTAGGGCTAACACCAGCAGCCAGTTCAACAGAAGCAACAACAGGAGCAACTTTCGTAGCGTAGATTTCCTCAATGCTGTCAACGCTCATGTCGTCCTCATCGATGCAGTGGAATTCTACAGAATAGTTGCGCGGTTTCGTCATGTCCTTGCTGTCAACAATCGGAGTACCAACAATTAGAGCGTTCTGTTCAGAAGAACCGAGCAGCTTCAGAGTGTTGGGAACAGCGACTTTGAATTCGTCAGCCTTAGGAATCTTACCCGTAATCTTATCATCAGCATTTGCGCAAGCCAGAACGCGGAACTTGATGTCTGCATTGGCCATGTTTGCATAAATGCCTTCTCTGATACCAACGATGTGGTTCGGGTTGTCTGCCGGAGTTTCAATGATACGCGGCTTACGTTCTACGCCGTTCTTTTTGCCACGAGGAACTGCCATAGCAGTTGTAGCATAACCCTGACCAAGACGCTTATAAAGCTCGAACTTGGACAGACCGGTTTCTTCGTAATCTACGTCATCCTTACGGAACGCACGGTCGATAACGCCAGCGGTCTTCAGGAAGTCATAGTCTTTTACCGTCGTGATGTTTACGTTACGGAGAACATCCTGCAGGTCATCGTAATTTGCGGCATAAATCGGATATTCAACAGAAATATCTGAGTTGAACTTCAGCGTGGAGAAGTATTTACCCTCGAAGGAGTTATACGGCTTAGCAGAAGTTTCGTCAATAACGATAGACGTGGACAGGTTCGTGTACGGAGTGCAGAGAGACATGTCGCGGCCGAGGATATAAACACCAGGGAAGCAAGAACCTACTGCGATTTCACGTACTTCGGGAGTGCTGGTTACGTCAACGCCTTCTTTTGTTACAATCTGCAGACGAAGTACGTTGTTGTACTTGTGCTTATTGAACAGGTCAATGAGGTCGACCAGCTTAGAGTCGCGGCTAACACCATTTTCCAAATTGAGTTCCATAACGACCTCAAGGATGGAATCTGCATTGTCAACCATGCCATTTGCTTTCTCGTTCAGAGTAGCTTTTGCGGCCGGCTTGTAAAGTTTAATCTTTTCCATGCCAGAACGCAGGTCAAGATACATAGCGCAATTTTTAATGCGGTTGTTCGGATAAAGGCTCTTTACACGGAGTCTATAACCGTCAAAGCCATCGCAGAAACGATAGTCTTTGTAAAGGGTTTTACCGCTTACACGAACGCCGTAAATGGTACGACCACCGCGATCGTAGATATCCTGAACTGCAGCAACGAGGGAAGCAGACTGACGAGTTTCACTGTTGTAGCTATTGCCAAACAGGTAACGTGCCATATCCGGGTTGTACAGTTTGATTGCTACACCGGGGGCGCCATCAAAAGCAGTGCCATAGACAACGATGGAATCTGTCTCGCCCCAATGGGAAGAGTCAAAATCCTGTCCAAGCTCTTTTTCGTAATCAATAATTACGCCAGGCATATTATTGTTTTCATTTAATACGCTCAAAGAGAATACCTCCTGTATAATTGATAGACTTAATCATCTACACTATTGATTTCAGCAATAGTGGTATCGTAGACAGTACGAATACGCTCTACAGCCACCATGTACTGTAAAGACCGAACTGATACTGTGTTTCTATACATGTCGAGATTTGTGTCAGTGAACTGACGCAAAAAATAGAATTCACTGATCCCATTTTCCTTAAAATAAGCAGTGTATTTGAATAAGGCATCTTCGAATAAATTCATTACCTTATTTGCAGTGCTATAATCACTTGCCAAAACATCAAATTGTACTGTATAATTAAAAATTTGGGCATAAATCGTTCCTTTTCTTCCATCATCATCAGAAAAGGTTTCTCGAACTTTAGGCTTTGTATAGGAAGCATTGCTCGGTACGCGGTCAATCAAAGAAAACTGAATGTGCGGATTATCTAACTTATCCGTGTCAGTAACGGAAATTTTCTCACCCTCATCGGGGGAAAACGTTATATGGTATTTTTTTAAGACTTTCGTGACTATTCTATTGACCATCTCAATAAAGTCTTCGAAAGAGGCAGAGTCATTTGCTTTTAATAATTTATACGGGTCAAAGCCTTTCTGCTTTTTTACTTCCGCCCTTCTTCTGATTCTGTCTCTTTGAGCTAAGATGGTTTCTAAGTCTGGACTATCTGGAATATCTGTTTTCAATTTTCTTTACCACCTCGAACTGTTCAGTACAGTCTATTGGAGTTACATCTGTCTTGAGAATAATATCAACCGTCCCTGGGTGGTCTGGATTCTCCTTGGCATATATGCTTTTAAAAACATATGAAGTAATCAACCAATCCATGTAAGATTCGAAATATTTAATCGTTTGTCGCTCTATTTCTTTGAGCCTGTAAGCACTATACAAACAACCTATGTGTTCGCTGTAGTCCATATCGTTTAAGATATACTTTTGAATTCGATGTAGGAATTCAATTTTGATTGGTGATATTTCGGAATCTAGGTTGAGAAGATTCTCAACGGTCATGCTTCCGTCAATGTGATTCTTAAAATAAGCCAAATCACTCTGTACGTCGCATGTGTCTATGTTAAAGACTGCCTTAATGGAGTCTGGATTTTTAAATGATGGATATTGGTCTACCGGAGTTGCGGCCATCATCCCTGCAAGATATACGGAAGAATACATAATGCGATTAATGTTGTTAGTGACAAATATGATGTTCTCGTACTTGCTTACGGCATTTTTACTTTGTTTTAAGGCTTCGCGCTTCGTTTCCATGTCGTCCAAAAATGCATCTACATCTTGGTACAAGGAAGCGTGCTTGTCCGTAACAATTACATAGGAGTTATTGTGATTAGCAAAACGTTCCATCATATACTGAACGTAGAAAGTCTTTTTGCCGTCTTTTAATGGGTTATAGAAAACGTCAGAAGCATGAACATCCAGTGGAACAACATATCCAAAATCGTACTTCGCCAAAAGACTTGTCGTATCCAAGAAATCATGCTTGTTCTCTATATTGATAACGCAAATATCCTCGCACCCCATTTGTACGAGAATGGAGTAAGAGTCGGTTAAGTCGCATTTTCCAAAAGTGTCTTCCATATCTCGAATTGATTCTGGAATGACAATATCTTTGTAAAACTTGTTTGTCGCAGCTATTCCAATTAAAACAATAGTGTCTTTTTCAGATAACCGCCTAAGGTCGTGAAGCATGTCATTCCCCCACAATCCGATGAAAATTCTCTAAAAAGATTTGATTGTCATACTTTTTAAGTACAGCAGGCGCTTCGATAAACTGGGTATCTCCAGAGTCAGAACGAAAATTACGAGTTAAACGGATAACGTCTATTTCGTCATTCATTACGATATAGTCACCCTTTTTTATCGGGGCGTATTTCTGGTCGAAATAATATGTCGTAACAAGATTGTCCAGTTCTGTACTCATTTTGAACTTAGACTCGTAAGGCTGTTTTACTCCCATGATCTTACGAATCTTAATCTTATATCCAGAACCAAGACAATACGGACAGTTTACATTGCCCGTATTAGCTTGATGATTCAAACATTTACATTTATGTGACTGGTCTACATTGATAACATACATTGGCCATTCGACTTTTTTAATAAGTCGATGGAGGCCTTTATTGAATGATTTATGCAGCATTTAAATGTAATCCCTCCCCTGATTAACATTCCGAGAAAAGTCAGAGAGGATAGTTCTAGCGGGGGTTGGTCTTCTAGTCTTATTAGCCCGAAGAGCGAAGTTCATATCATTACGACCTTCAAAGTCATATCCACGAATAGCATCTTGCCATCTTGCAAGATTATGTTTGAGGTTTTGCAGCAGCTTTCGAAGATTGTCCAGTTGGGCTCCGTTTTTGAACGTCAACTGACCAAGTGTACCTTCCATGCCCGCTTCGTTGTTCCCATTTATATACGCCTTTGTCAGTGCGTCAATTGTTGCCTTAGTTTCGACAAATTTTTCAACAGGAAAAGGCACATTACCATTACGGTCACGCTGGACAGGGCCTTTATTTATATAGTCAGCTTCTCGACTAGCTTGACGAATAAAGAAAAGGATATCAGAATCTGGTAACTCAAAATCTTCGCACAAGATTTTAACAGCATCTATGCTGCAATAGCATGGTGTCATCTTGGTTGTGATTTTAAATTGTTGGTTCTGAAGAATCTTCCCGTCCATAGACTTTATTCCGTTAAAACGAATATCGTATATGGAATTATCTTCAATGGGACTTTCAGGGATTATCTCTATGCAGTTATCAAAAACTCTGTATGTGAAATTTACTCTTTTCATCAGATTTTCCTCTGCAGGATAATGATATTATCTTCGATACTTTTTGGGTCTATTTCTGAGTCAAATTCAAATAAAAAACTAATAGGGGTTTCCCCTTGGTCTGGTTGAGTTAAAACCTGAAGCCCTCTTTGAAAGATTGCGCTAAGGTCATCATCAAAAACCGATGTTTTTTGTGATGTATTTTCGTAGTTTATAGTAACAGGGTCAGACCACTCACCATAGTCGGACTCTGAATTCTCAGCTCTAATTCGAATGTATAATTTGCCCGTTTCATATCCACTGATTGGAGCGTCGTTTAATTGACTGCTATCAAGGATGTTTTCAAATAAGTGGTCAAAAGATACTTCTTTTCGAATATAAGCGAAAGCATCTCTCTTCTCGTCAATCTGCTCCCATTTTATAGAGAAAGAATCCTTTATCTCTTCAAAATTTGTAGGAGTTACGATTCTTAACTTTGCTCGACAGGTCGTTTCAAATGAGAACTCATGCTTGATTGCATGATAGATTGATGCTCCCAAAAGGGAACGCACTTCCTTTGTAACAACAAGGAAGTACGGTTTGTTTGGAATAATTTCGTCAGTGAAAGACAAAGAGAGAAATGCATCGCTTACTTCAATCTGTGTATTAATAACATCTCCATGATCGTCAGTAATATATACAGTTTTATTGTTGATACTTTCTTCATCTAAATCAAAAGTGAACCCAACAATAACCTTTTTGGATGCGTTATCAATATTTATTTCAGTTGCAGTAAATTTCTGATACATAGATTACCTCATTCCTGTGCGGAGGTATCTTCTTTCTTCTTACGGGTGTTTTTCTTCTTTGGTTTTTCCTCTGCGGCTTTTTCTTCAGCAGCCTCTTCGACTACTTCTTCTTTTGCAGCACTAACCTTTGCTTTGCTTTCTTCGACGTTTTTTGCTGCATTTTCGTCTTTGGTTACTTCAAGTACAGATACTTTTCTGGTATCTACTTTTGGTTCTTCTTTGATAGGCGCGATAACCATTTCCTGATGGCTTTTGCTCGGATGCAGAATTTCAAACAAAGTTCTCGGGCGACCCAAAGAACCTTCCAAGAGAATAAGTCTACGGCATTTTACGCTACGACGCAAAACGGAGCAGTTTGTGCCAGCCTTAATTTCAGCAACAGGATTGCTCTGATTAAGGTGTACACCAGAAACTTCGTCATAGTATCCGATTTCACCAGGAGCAATGCGAACTTTTGCAATAATATTCTCCAAAATGAGAACCTCCTATTTTTTATAAAAAAGAAGGCGGTTTGCGCCGCCTTCTCTACTTAACGAATCGGCTTGAGTAAAGCCTCTTATTAGTCTTCTACTGCACGAACACGAATGGGAACAGTCTTCGGGTAAGACGGCTTAACTGCGAGGTTACGAGCAACCATTACGCCAGAACCATGCTGTTTAATTGCAACACCATAGCGTTCGCGGGCCTTCAGGAACTGAATATCACGAGTCGGGTCAGTCCAGTTGTCCATTACGATTTCTTCACGCTGAGCAATAACACCAACATCATTGCGGTCAAGAACGTACATATCGAACAGTTTCTTCTTCTTGTCGAACTTAACAAACGGGCTGAAGTTCATCGTCAAAGGAATCGGCAGACGGTTCTGTACCTGCTCTGGGCGAAGAACGAACTTCTGCGGGCCCATATTGTTCTGCATGCCAGCATTCGGAGTACCCTGAGTGCCGCCAGACGGATGAACGTCCTGACCACCGAGAGCGCCCCAGCTGAGGCCAGCCCCAATCATCGAATTTCTTGCGAATACTAACCAGGTCAGCGGATGCATAATGCAGTCGGTCGGAGTGTGCTTATTCGTAATAGCAGCGAGAACGAGGTCAAGGAAGTCTTCAACAGACAGCGTGCCGTTCGGCGTACCATCTTCACCAAGACCAGTCGTAGCAAACGTATCATCCTGTGCAACAACATTCGGATCGTTATCGAATACTACATGGCCATGCTTGGAGAACTCATTCATGCACTTCTCTTCTTTGAAGCGTGCAAATGCCTGGCCCATTTTCCGGATCGTCAGATTGTAAATATCCCACGTATAATCGGCAAGAGCTTCTTCCGTAATGGATACGCGCAGACCAACTTTCTTAATGGTCGGACGCAAGTAGCTCTTTTCGATCAGCGTGTGATCCGGAGCGTCTTCGTTGTACGGTTCGCCTTCGCCCATTTCCTTAGCAAAGATTTCGCCGACAACAGGAACAACGACAACAGCGCCACCAGCAGGAGCCTGAATCTTATTGAAGAAATTCGTAGCCAGATATTCCGGTTCAGCAGCTTCAATCATTTCGCCCTGAATAATCTTCGGAACCATCTGAATAACGTCAGTGGACGTGAGCATTTCCTTCAGGTTGGACATAACGCTCGGAGCGCCTTCCGTATGGCCACCAATCGTATCCAAGAACTGCTTGTATGCTTTAGCTTCCTTCAGGGATGCTTTTGTATTAATCTTTACGGACGGAGCCTTACCAGCCTTAATGTCCTTTTCATTCTGTTTTAGACCAGCAACAAGCTTATCTGCTTTTTCCTGGTATTCTTTCAAATTAAACGGCATTTATATATACCCTCCTATGGGATTTCACAATTTATATATCTCCGAGGGAGCGTTAACTCCCTCGAAGTATTTCTTACAAATTAGAGTTCGAGAATAATCTTAGCGGAACCAACGCAGCCGTCCCAATCCATAAATGTCGGGATACCAGCTTCGCCGCGCTTCTGATATTTAACGTCTACTTCTACCGTAGCGCCATCAGCGAGGATTGTATCTGCTTCTTCAGCGTTTTCAACAGAAACAGTGAGCTGACCCTGTACAGAGCTGAAGTACGTAATAGCAAATGCATTATTCAGAGCCTGAACTTCTGCGCCAAGGTTTTCCTTTACAGGAGTGAAATCAACCAGAGTGGTTTTCGTGCCGTCTGCAGCAACTTTTGTCAGACGAACCTGAGTCTGGTTTTCTACGAGATTGCCATGCGGATGGATACGAACAAAATGCTTGAGGTATTCACCATCATTAGTACCACGCTTACGGATAATTGCTGCCTGCAGGTTCTGCAAATCACGAACTGCAGCGTTGAAACCATCCGTCAGACCCGGAATGCCAAGATGTTCATACTGCCATTCAGCATTCATAAACTTGTCATAGTGGCCATCATTTTTACCATCTGCCATCATGTGGAGATCGTGTTCTGTATACGCGCGGTCATACGGATAGCCCGGATATTTACCCGTAGAAGCAAAAGCACTTGCTGCAACAGCATCTTCGCCCGGACGATTCGTTTTACCCCAACGATCTGGATTAAAGCCTTCATACTTCAGACGGTCTTCCAGAGCCCATGTAGCCCATTTGTAACCACCTTCAGGAACCATATCATGGTTCAGGCCGATTACGTGACCAACAACCTGCTGACGTTCACGTTCAATTTCAGCTGCACTCATGTCTTCCAGGAGAGAGTCTACGCACAGCGGAGAAACAGTCAAGCGACCGTTTTCGTCAGATTTAACCATATCGCCAATCTTGATGGAACCATAAATGCTGCCCCACGGCGTGCCTTCTGCCTTATCTTTGAATGCGAAATACGGAAGTTCAACAACAGCGTCCGTGATAATCGGGCCAGGCTGCATGCCATCCATGCTGTCATTTTCAAAACGATTGTATTCGTTACGTTCAATCATACCCAGCGGGCGGTTAGCCGGACGAATGTCTTTGGTAACTTCACCAGAACCAGTTGTCTTGTCAAAGTTCTTCATGATGTTACCAGTCTTCTTGTCAACGCCGAGGTTTGCAGCTTCCATCTGAGCAGCTGCAGAATTCTTCAGACCACGGAAGAAGCCATCTTTGTAAGCTACATCAATACCTTCAATCGGAGCCCATTCCAGACCAGTCAGCTGAGCTTTCTGACCCTGAGCGCCAAGGGAAACAGCATTGTTCGTGCCATAATTGTCGCTGTTTTCGCGAACCTTTACAGGAACACCACCATTAGCAAGCGTCAGCGTATTGAACGTCTTATCAGAAGTCCAATCAACAGCATCACGATACGGGTCACCTGCAACGATACGACCTTTCGTTACAACCATGTAGTTGTAACCTACGCCCCAGCCATAACGGAAGAGCGGCTTCAGTCGCGTGTCCAGAAGATACTTCTGAGACAATGCAGTGTGTTCAGTTACATTCAGACGATTGTTCGTACGGTTGATACGAGCTTCGCCAGCGCGATAACCCGGAGCATCTGCTACGAAATATTCGCCATGGCCACCAGGAGCCATTTTAAATTTTGTTTCAAAAGAATCAGGATAATTTGCCATTTATTTAAACACTCCTATATTAGAGAGAAAGGCCGATGTCATCTGCATCGTCTTCAGTATTGTAATCACCTGCATTGCTGGCAGGAGTCGGTTCGGGGTCGCTTACGGTAGGATCTGCAGCGCTACCTTTTGTGCCCTTTGTCTGAGACTCTTTCAGTTCAGCTTCGAGGTCGCTAATAGAATCACGCAGGGATTCAATGCTACGCTCGTTCAGCTTTTCCATTTTCGGCTTACCGGCGCTTTCACGCAAAGAAGTGAGCTTATCTACGAGAGCAGTTTTTACTTCTTCCTGCAGCTTCTTGTTCTCTTCTTCCTGAGCTTCACGCAACTGCTTTTCCTGAGCTACGAGAGCTTCTTTTGCGCTGATCTGCTCTTTAAGAGTCTTTTCAGATTCCTGAAGCTGAATCTTTTCATTCGTCAGCTGAGTAATCTGTTCAGTCAGTTTCATTTTGTCATTTTCCAAAGCTGTCTTGGAAGCCTGAAGGCTTTCGTTGAGCTTCTTTTCTACTTTGAGCTGTTCTTCCAGTTCCATCGGTTTCTCCTTATTTTTCGTATGAAGGTTATTTTTTTGAAGACCTTCTGTTGTTTTCATTTCGCCATTGTGCATAGCCAATGGTGTTTCGCGGCCACTTTCGTTTGAGTACTTAATATGTTTTACTTGCGCATACTTATCAGAAGGAACGATAACATAACTTAATTCTTTTGGGGTGAACTTATAAACATCCCAATAACAAATCTGTCCGTCGTATTCTACTCCTCTGACGTGATCACACATTTCACCTTCGGCCAATTGCTGACCGCAAATACTACAGCGCACATCATGTGCGGCAACACCAATGGACACTGTCTTAAGTATCCCTGATGAAATATCGCGCCGAGTGTTGTAGTCAGGGTGTGACGACTCTAGCATAAGACAATCTGTTCCAGATTTCTCACTATGTCCCATGTACGCTTTCTTGATTCGACCATTTACAATTCCGTCGTAATCATTGTGAAACATAATGGTAGGTCGTTCATATGGGTCTGTCCAACCACTTAGACTTTCTTTACACCCATCTGCCATGTATCGCGTAAAGTTTCCAGTAGCATGAGGATAACAATGCATTGCCTCGATGACGGCCGTAAAATCGTCTGCCCAAACACCCTCGTAGTTTTCGGTCATCTTTTTGCCATCGTTTGATGAACTCTGTGCAAAAGTAGGCTGTTTGTACTTAGAAGCATCTTCAATTTTATAGCCTTCAAACTCTCTGAGTACAATCATCGTAACCTCACTTTTTTATTACAGGGACTATATAACAATGACAGCCAGGACTAAAACCAGGTATGTCATTAATCCCAAAGTTACTTGTATTTAAAGTTTTAAAGGCATGTTTATGCTTGCTGTCGTCTGGCCCGCAAACTTTAGCTTCTTTGATGTTCTTATACTCTAATGTTTTCATGTAAGAATACCAAAAACTCTTATTGTCTACGAACTCGACTAGGAATCGCAACCTGTATTCCATGTTGCTCATTTCCTCTGCAAGCCTTTTTCCGTCGATATTATTACTAGCCTTATTTTTTATATCCACAAAAAAATTATCCAAAGTGTCTTTTATATAGATATTTAATGCATTATTTGTAAAAGTCATTGAGGTATTTTGTGTTTTTGAGGAATTTTCAAGGTCAGCAAAGGCTGCTTTTGATCCTAGTCCGCCACTTTGTTTGATTCTCTGTTTTAAACTTCTATGGATAGACTCCTTACATTTTGTAATGCTTACAGGGGATATCTTCCCCTTTTTTGAAGCTAACAGTGTGAGATCTTTAAACGACGAGATAGTTTCATTCAAAAAGTTGTCATCCAAAGACTCTTTTATCTTAGCCGAATGAGTTCCATGTTGATTTTTAGGAGAATCATTGTTGCTTACGGTTTTTGTCTTAGACGTAGACGTTTTTGTCTTTCCGTTTCCCGTTGCCTTTTTTGTATAGCTACTAGAAGTTGCTGCAGGCTGTGCTTTTGCAATGCTCTTCTGGATTTCGCCACTTACCTGTGCAAGTTTAATTGCGGCGTCGTTTTGGGCGTTAATCTGTTCCAGTGTATTTGCCTGAGTGAACATCTGGCTATACATGCGGCCAGTATCAACATTTTCAACTTTTTCTCCAAGGTGTTGACGAAGTTCTTCAAATGTAATTGCATTCTTTTCAAATTTGTTAATCTCATGATTCTCAATTTTTACTTTCGTATCAAGGTTAATTTCACGGAAGTCTAACATTACAATGTCGTCTTCATTCAGAACAGGATTGAAGCCGCCTTCCATAAGAAGTTCATTGATAACATACTCTTTAAACTGAAGAGCAAAATTTGCTTGGTCATCTTTAATGATGTTATGAACCTGCTCTTCCATGGAGTCAGCATCTTGTTTGCTGCCGCCTCTGCCCATCATGCTTTCTGAAACATTCATTCCAGAAAATACTCGTTTCTCAATTAACGCATGATACGGAGCCATGTCTATTGCGGCGCCCTGCGTGCCAACAACTTCCACCTTATGGCGCTCATCTGTAATGTACATGCCATCCATCGGTGTTTTCTCCACCATACGTCGAGCGTCATCAATTTCTTTTTGTGTACCTTCTTTTCCTGTTTCAGGTAAACCGATAATCATATGAACAAGCGGCATAGCGTATCGATAAATCAATGCAAGAATATTGCCCTCGACTTCTCGAAGCATTTTAATATCATCAAGAACAGCTATCCATCTAGGTGTACCCCAGACCGACCCAGCTTCTCTATCTAATGTAAAATGAATTACTTCGCTTTTAGGGAATATCTTTTCTTTGCCACTTATCGTGATCTGTTTGTACCCTTTTATTTTGCCCTTGTCGTCGAACTCAATCTGCATTCTGGCAGGATGTGCGCGATAGTAGCAAGAAATGGGTTTACCACTGGCTACAAGTCCAGTGGCTTTAACACCCGGTAAAATATCTTCTCTTGACTTGATAACAAAGGCATTGCTATAAGTTTCTAAGTCACCAGCAATTTCACGCCAAAGAATATCCGTAGACATTTCTGCCATATTGTCCATTACACGAAAACGTAACTTAAGGTATTCTACTGCACTATCATTAGTGGATTTAAAGTCGTAGCCCGCTTTGAAAAAGAGCTGACGGTACTTTTGAACAGCGACTTTAAGGTAAGAGTCTACCTGAATAGCATTGCCTAATTCATTTAGGTCGTAATCGCATTGATAGAAAATACCTTTACGAGAAAAGCCTGCTTTCTCAAATAAGTTTGCGAAAGCCATGGTAACTTTGTTTCTCGGTATTAGAGATTTATTGTTGTTCTTTTTTACAGATGGGACTTTTGCGCCCCTTTTCCTAGTTGCTTCAGCAATGATGATACTCTCTGCTAAGCCCCTGGCTTTACTGTAAAAAGTATTTTTTAGTTTATCAAATATAAGCCATTCCTCCAGTGGGGCATTTTGTATACTACATATTACGACCCTATTTTTCGTTTAGAAACAAAAAACTATAAAACAGTGCCTTGATTACCGAGACAACTAAGCATATTGGAATAATAATCATCCACGCCAGGTGGTTCTGCGCAGTATGGGGTTGGGTCTGTTTGAAGGGCAACACAATATTCTCGCATTGTTTTTGCTTGGGTCGTTCCTTTGCCATCACTACCAACCCATCTAGGAAGAAGTCTTGCCATCGTATCTGCAAATTCTTCCGGTGAATTAAATGTTGCCCAACGTTGTCCAGGATTCGTACTGGTTAAGCCGCCATAGTTGTGAGATGCACATGGTTGTGAGAAATAACTGGACTCGTTTGCGAACTGCGCCCAAATCCAGTCTGCTGGAATACCACATCCTTTAGAGCACCGAACACACATATCGATAGCCCAATCTGGGCCTTTGCCTTTAGGAATGTTTTCGGCGCCTTTACCAGGAGCAACGCCAACATTTGGTATATTTGTGTTAACGCTACTTGGGCCACTGCTATAGCTTGCGCTAATTGCAGCTTCTTGGTCTTTAAGGGCCTTATCAATACTTCCTTCAGCCTCTGCCGTAACCTTGCTATTATCATCTTGTTTTGTAATAGATGGCAGTGGTTCAGGTGTTTTAGCAAAGATGTTTGCACCATTTTGGAATAGCTGACCTTTGGCACTAGCTTCATTAACACGCATATCCAGTAGGTCTGATACATTTTGCACGGCATTGTTTAGATATTTATACATATTATACATACCGTTATCGTACTTCTTTGCCGCTTCGTCTCTGGCCTTCAGTAATGCATCGTTGCCTAAGGTTGTACAAAGGGTAGATGTATTCACTTTGTAATCTTCCTGCAGATAACGTTCTTTCTGCATTTGTGCGGACAACCATGAACGTCCACGAATCAATGTGTTTTCGGCTGTGTTTACTTTTTGGGCCTGTCTGGTAGCTTGATCTCTGATCAACTGAGATTTTGTAATTGCGTCTTTCAAGTGCTGCAGATTTTTGTCTGATGTCTTGACTGCTTTTGCGTCAAAGTCTTTGAGCAAATATGTGTAATCAGGCATATTTGCATCATCAGCAATGGCAAGCATCATTTGGAAGAACCTATGAACAATCTGCTCTACCGAAGCTGTATAGTCAGCCATCAAGTCGTTATAATCACGACGATATGATTCTTGGGACAAGTCAATCAATGAACGCGGTGTTTCTGGAGCAATGTCAAATCCTGGATCGTCACCGAACAATTCATCATTAATAGGATTACTGCCTTTTTCTGGTTCTACATTTATATGAACATCAGGATCCAGCGGAAAATATATATCATAATCCCATTTGCCATCTTTAGGTTTTTCCTTCTTCGGCTTCTTTCCCGGCTCACCATCTTCTTCTAAAACAGGTTTTACGGTAATACCGAAACCGCCGTTTATTCTTAATGTCCCCGGTTCAGGCGAACTTGGTTCTGGCTTCCATGGTTCTGAAGGAGGCAATGTTTTGGGTGGTGGAGGTGGAGGTATTACCGTTTTAGTCGGAGGTGGTGGAGGAGGTTCCACTGTTTTAGGTGGTACTGGTTTGCGAGGAGGTGGAGGATCTATTATCTCTACTGGAGGAATAGGTGGCGGTGGTTCAACCGTCTCACGAGGTTTTGGACCGGGAGGCGGCTCAACCGTCTCAGGAGTAGAAGGTGGATTTATTATCCTACGAATGACCTCGCCTTGCGTTATTCTATTTAAGATTTTTGTGACACCTTGAAGTATTACCTTTTCTGGGCCAGGCAAAATTTCAAGCATGTCATAAAGGCGTGACAACTTATCTATAGTAGGTAGAAGAGGTTCTTCTGGAATTTCTTCTTCCGGTTCTGGTACATCGTAATGTTGAACAACACCTTCGGTTTCATAATGTCTATTTGGTTTTAAATCAGGGTGTTTTAATAAGTCATCTTTTTCAATCATATGTTTCTCCAAAAAAGCCGGACAACCATGCGGAGGAAGTGACATGGTTATCCGGCTATATAGTAACCAGAAAACTGGTAACTACCACATTCTGCGCCCAAATTTGCCATTGCGACTAGGGAGGCGCGACCCCCAATTACTACTTCTACTAAAAGATGGTGCTGTTGGCGCCGATGCCTTGAACCATCTTGGTTTATCAACCTCACATGGGTCTTGGCATTTTTCAGGCGTAAACGAACCATTCTTTAGTCCTTTCCATGGGTTAACTCTATCAAAAGCTTGTGATATCTTTTGGATGCCAGCAATAGCCTGAGCCTTAAGCGGCGAAACAGCGACAGACTCAATCGCTCCTTCGAATGTTACTTTTTTAACTGTATTAGTTAACTCTGGAAATTTTTGCACCATAGCAAGGTACGCAAGACCTAATGCATCTACAAAGTGTTCATTGACGCTAGTAAATACTGGGCGGCCATTTGCGCCGATTCGTACTACCTCGTAATCAACAAGCTGTTTATGTAACGTCTCGTCAAAAGGAGACAATATCATTCGGTCGCGTTCAAATGCTATTGCAAGTTGGTTTACCATAAAAGGTTTCATTGGTTCTTTTTCAATAGTTTTCTTAACTGGGTCAATAACGTCTATTGTTTGTGAAAACTGAAAACCTTTTAATTTATTTTTCAAACCAGATTCTTTGTGTGCATCACCATACATATGCAGAGTCTCGATCTGGTACTCGCCACTGCCTCGGTCTGCATATATCCACGATGGTTGATATGTTCGATTTAAATTTATAATCATTTTTACGGCGGCGTCAAAAGAATATTCCGCCTTAGGAACTTCCACGCGTTTTATTACTATGAATTTTTGCTTATGAACATCATAGTCTAAAATTAAAATAGAAGAGGACGCTCCATATTTATCCCAATCTATCCCCATAGTGCGATAACGATTGGGACGATATACCCCTTCAAAACCACTTGGAGGGATATAGCTTTCATACGTTTCTCCGCTTTCTTTTACTCTGATATTCTGAGAATAAGTCAAAGGAGCGTAAGCATATGAAAATACTTTCATTGCTGCATCCAGTTTTTCTTTATCAAAAACGCCTGTTTCCTGTTCGCCAAATTCTGCAAGAACTTCGTGCTGATAACCAGCTTCGGAAAGCTGCGCCCGAAATTCTTCTTCCATTTTTGGGCCCCAGTCTGGGTTGCACATAGATGGAAAATGAAACGGCGTAAAATGCATCTTGGGGTCTGTACAACACTGCCAAAACTTTTTACGCGCACCTGTAGGCGTAGAGGAAAGCCAAACTCCGATATCTGGACGTTCACCTGCGAGCATCAAGATAGAGTCGAAGTCGGCGTCGTTCATATAGTCCGATTC